ATCGCAGGTAATCCGCGATCACGTATATGATGGCATCGAGGAGTTCTTCTCGCGCCATCTCTATCCACGAGTTTTGGGGTGTTCCCCACTCTCTCGTGTCGTCATCGACTCGTACCCCGTGATTATATCTTTTCAATCCGAGCTCGAGCCGCTGCGATAGGTCGCCGCGCGTTCCCATTTATGTTAAGGTTGGCTCTACGCTTTAACCAACCTTTCTTGAATATCGCCAATTGTTTATTTGTCATGAGTTTCGAACGGTTCGCAGCCTCGTTGGCGGCTGCCCGTCTCCACGCGTTACGCATATTGAGAGGAACACCAGTCACGTTGACCGTGTTCATGATGTACTTCTTCTCGAGATCACGCTTTCGCTGCATCTTCCACTGATTGACGACCGTCTTCTCGACTGCTTTGACGTCTTTTTTGAATGGAAGTGCAAACTTTTTATTTTTGGCGTTGATCGCGTTAAGAGCCGCTTTCATGTTGCGGACATCTTGGTTGAGATTGGGCTTGTACCGTTTCATCCATTTATCACCGTAAAGATTCGAGATATTTTTACGAATCGAGTTTTCATCGAGCCCTCGCTTTTTCATCACGGCAGCCTTCTCCGTGTTACGTTTCTTATTTGCGGCGACTTCTCGTATTTCTCTTTTCGTGGGGGCTGGTTTACGCACAGGTGATGGTGCGGTGCGTATGTTGTTTCGCGCTTTCTCTATGAGCTTACAGAGATCAGCTTTTTTCTCATTACCAGTGAGTGAAATCTTGAGTATGGCGGCTACCCGAAGAAGTTCTTTTACGCTCTGATTCTTACAGAGGATACTTCCCACCTTGAATGTGTTACCCGAACCCGTCAACTTTTTATTCTTGTTGTACGTCACATTCTTTTTGCCGATCATATCTTTTATTTTTTTACAAATCTCAGACTTCTTGGCCATACGACTACCACCGGCGTTTGTTTTGACCCTAAAGTTAACTACACCGACACGCTTCGCCATATCCATGAGTTCCTTTTTATCCATCCTCTCACACTTTTTGGGGTCAAAGTTTGTGAGATTCATTTTCGTCTTCTTAGAAGGTTTGGGTTTCGCCTTGGGCTTGGATGCCTTCACCCCCTCTGAAAACGCACCCTTCACGACAATATGTCCATTTGTATTCAGAGATTGTACAAACCTTTTTGCAAAGTCGTACGAGCGCAGCATATCGGTAGGATTTTTCGCACCTGTGATCTGAACGTTTCCACTTTTAGAAAGGATGAGCTTCGTGTCATCGAAATAGGCGTAAAAGAATGGAGACAACTCAGGTTCATACGAATAACTCGTCATTCCATATTGTTGGGATCGTCTCCCGATGACCTCCATGTTTTTGAAAACCCCGTTTATCCTAAACTGACCATTCAGATTATTGTACACGAATGGATTATAGAAGAAGGGTTGCTTATCGGTGTATCTATCGACGATAAAACGACGAATGAGCTCGGGTTGGTTCGCGATATTTGTACCCACAAACCCACCGGAAAAACGAATCTTACCGTTTTTGTATATATTCACGGTGACACCCTTACTTTCCACCCCGTTTGAAATTTCTAATTTAAACTGAACAGTCGAGAAAGGTTTACCGATATTACCCTTAGGTCCAAAATCTTTCGTGTGGGTAAATCCAGTTTTAAACTGTCCATACACTCCTCGTATCTCCTGTGTGTCCAGATAAAGACCTTCACCGATAGGTATTTTACCGAGGGGTGGTTTCATGAGTATCTTTTTAATGTCGACGACAACATCTTTCGGGCCAAACCCGGAATCGACTGTGGCGTTAAACATACCTGGATTAAGTTTGCTAATTTCGAGTTGTGTATTGAATTCGGTGAAATTAGCCTCGGCTAAAGCCTTCACGAACGCATTTTCATTAATATCTGCAAACTCGTTGACGAGTGGTTCACTTATAAGATTTTTCTGAAGACGCTCGGGTACCCGAGCGCGTGGGGGTGGACGCACTTGGCGGGGTGGAGTCCTGAATGCTTTATACGTTGGTCGTGCCTGCTCTCGCTCGGCTTTTAACATTTCTTCTTCGAGTTCTCGTGCATACTCATCATTCGAGTTCGAGTTCGAGTTCGGACTTTGAACTTCGACACCAGATCGGCGTACAAATTCTTTGACCGACTGGCTCATATTACTATTGGTGAGGATTTTTTTTAGGTATCGTCGGTGAAGGTCAGGTCGTCGTTTACGATATCCAAGCCTCTGATGATAGGTTGATGCTTGTACAGACGCCCCTTGTATTTGACCGTTTCATTCCTGACTTCAATCTCGCGAGAACTAAACGGTCCAGCGTAAAAGTCCGCATGAAACTTGTGATTGCCCAGGTTATTCTCCCTGCAGTGTTGGTTAAACTTCGCAATAAACTCCTTCTGTGGAACGAAGAGATCCTCACCGATTACGATGTACGTCGATTCCAGGAAGTTCGTGAGGCTACTCGCCACCATCGCCACCTGCTTTTGAATCTTCTTGAAGTACGACGGTACCACATTCCAGATATCCTTGTTCCTGTATTTATTGGAATAGTCGAGGTATCCTCTCACACATTTCAGGAGAATGATCGGAAGCTCGTTGTGAAGCTTCTCATCCAGCTGTGGATCAGCTTCACGCACCTGTTTACCGAAGTTCCAAGTCAAGATACGACGAAGGACAGACCCCGAATTGTCTTTCCAATTGGGTACCTCATTACCCCCTAGAACACCCGGTACATTCCACTCAATCGATACAGCCGTCTTGTTCTTCACAGCCACGGAAACATCTTCACCCGAAACGATCGACTGAAACTCAGCCTGTTCGAGTGCGAGGTCACCCTTCACCTCAGGCGCGATGAACATGAAAGCGTCTTTGATCGCCGAGAGACCAAACTTCTTCTCGATATTGTTCGAAAGTGTTCCAACATCCTCATTCTCATAGAACTTCTTAAAAACCTTGGTAATCAACGTGGATTTACCAGATCTGGCAATACCCTTGAAGAAAGGAATCACCTGCCAGCCATCCAACTCACCAACATCAAAGCAGAGGCGACCACCCATGACGTATGCCCAATTACTGACTTCATCGTCGAACTTCTGATACTTTAGAATAGAATCAAACCACGGTGTGGGAATCTTTGTCCAATCTTCGATGTGTGAAAAGTCATCAAACTGCTGATCGAAATACTTACAGGCGACGATACTCGGGTCGAGGCATGCGTACTTGTCACTCTTGTATGGGTAAAAGCGACAGTCATAGACACCGCGATCGGGAATCCATTCCTTACCCACAAAGACGCCATTCTTGAATGACCACACGTGACGGCGCTTGTTAATCTCAGGAAACTGTGCATCCTTACACTTTGAAATGTTGTCGATGACATCTCTGAAGATAGAACCTTTACTCGTAAAGTTTTTCCAGTTCATAAAGTTACTTTCCTTCTGAGGAAGTGTATAAACAAACTCCTCGATTGTGAAAATTGGATTCCACGCTCTCGTCCTAAACCCTTCGACTGTCTTAATCTCTTCACAGCAGTGTCCCTTGTAACGACGATAGCCAGCACGGTACGCTTCTTTGAGAGAAATCATGAGACATTTCTGAAACGGAGAAGACTTTTCAATCTCTTCGTCATCCATCGTGGACGGATCAGTGTACACAGAAACCTGGGGAAGTGCAGTCGGAGCGATGACGCGTTCATATGAGATTTGGTGTCGCCGCACATTCTCGAATCCATCTTCGATTTGGAGAATGATATTGTTGATTCGTTTATTGATCGAGACTTCATCATCATACTTATATTCTTTCATGTGTATCTGAACATGGTTGTTTAGTCCGATCAAAAAAGTAGTCATGCGATTCTTAATACCACGGATAGCCATGATATCGATTTGATCGGGTTTAGGAATTCCAATTTCGTTGAAATTGTCTGGGTGGATGAATTGACGGTAACCCAACCTTGTCGCTCGCTCCATACAGGGAGAGTAGCCTTCTGTGTCGTGTAGGTACCATCGAAACTCAAACTCTTCAATCACCTGTAAAATCTGGTCTTCATTCATAGACTGGATGTTCTGCTTCTGCAACTCCGTGAGTGCATCGTAGATATTTGGATCCTTATCGATGAAGTGAGTATCTCTCATTTACAGTATAAGTAATTTTATCCTTAAGCGGAATTTAATTTGCTCAACATCTTTATCAGAATTTTATTTTGAGTCTGAAGTTGGCTCGCGATGTTAACGAGCGCTGAACAGACGGTATCTCCCTCATCAGTCGCCATGAGAGATGTCATGAGTTCGGCGATATCCATACCCTGATCCTCCTCGATTTGATACTCATCCTCATCCTCGGAGATCTCATCCTCAGTCACGATCTCACCCTCCTCAATTTCACTCTCAATATCTTCAGGCTGTGTCGACATTTAACATAGACTGAGAAAAATCGAAACCAAAATTGCCGCGTTCAACTGAAATTTTTTTCTCTGTGTATAGTACAACAACTCTCAAAATGGCCGGTGGTCTCATGCAACTCGTCGCTTACGGTGCCCAGGATGTTTACCTTACCGGTAACCCTGAGGTCACTTTTTACCAGGCCAAGTACAAGCGCCACACTAACTTCGCCATGGAGAACATCGAGCAGACCGTGAACGGTACTGCCGCCAACTCCGGCCGCGTGTCCGTCACCGTCGCCCGTAACGGTGATCTGGTTGGTGACATGTACATCGAGCTTCTCTCCCTCACCTCGAACACTGTTACCTCCAACGCCACCGACGACTGCAACTGGGTCGCCGAGCGTGCGATCAACAACGTTGAGCTTTCCATCGGTGGCCAGCGCATCGACAAGCACTACCAGAAGTGGTGGCGTCTGTACTCCGAGCTGTACCTCGACGAGTCTAAGAAGGCGACTTACGCCAAGATGACCACCGCCCCCGCCGGTACCGTCTACCTTCCCCTCATTTTCTTCTTCAACCGCAACCCTGGGCTTTACCTTCCATTGATTGCACTGCAGTACCACGAGGTCAGGGTGGACATTGACCTCGCGTCCACCTTCGGTACCTACCTCGACACCTCCGTGTTCAAGGTCTGGGCCAACTACGTGTACCTCGACACTGAGGAGCGTCGTCGTTTTGCGCAGAAGGGCCACGAGTACCTCATTGAGCAGGTGCAGCACACTGGTTCGGACACCGTCACCGACGGCCAGACCAAGCAGGTTCGCCTCTCCTACAACCACCCCGTCAAGGAGCTTGTGTGGTGCTTCTCCAACACCGCCGCTCGTTCCGAGATGTGGAACTTCACCTCCAAGAACGCCGCCGACGATGTCGTTCTCCAGTCCAACGCGCTCGACGCGACCGACCTTTCCAACTGCTTCGTCCCCGTGTCGGCTGTTGGTACCCCCCTCTACGCCACCGGTGTTTCCACCGAGCAGTACACCGAGGAGGCTGCCGGTCCCCTGTCCACCTTCAAGCTTGTGCTTAACGGCCAGGACCGCTTCAAGGAGCAGAAGGGCAAGTACTTCAACCAGGTGCAGGCCTTCAACCACCACTCCGGTAACCCCGCGCCCGGTGTGTACTCGTACTCTTTCGCGCTCAAGCCCGAGGAGCACCAGCCTACCGGCACTTGCAACTTCTCCCGCATCGATAACGCGCAGGTTGCTGTCACTATGAAGTCCTCCGTGCTCGGTGCCACCACCATGCACATGTTCGCCACCAACTACAACGTCCTCCGCATCCAATCCGGTATGGGTGGCCTCGCTTTCTCCAACTAATTTCGTATTAGTCTGAAATATATATATCATAGTCATAAAAATTAAGATATTACCAGTATCTTAATTTTTTGTAACGGGATGGGTGGATACGATCTTAAAGAGTAACCACGTTGAATAGTCATGTTACTCAAACGAATTTACGAACTTTTTGTTAAAGTTGAAAAACCTGCGTTAGGACGTTGGAGTCTCAAGTCGTGTAATGAAATTTCAACATCCATAAACTCCGTGTATCAGAACAGAGATCACTGTGGTGATATGATTTGCAAAACACCGAAGAAGGCTTCGGAATATAGAGATTTAAAAGAGAACTCCGAGTCAAAAGTAGGTGTATGAAACCACCCATTCGAATCGATTGTGCTGTGAGACATACAAGATGTTCAGCCTGTCCTTATAATAATTTTTTCAGGCCTCAATCCAATATAAAAAAGAAGAGTGATGATAAATCATGTACGAAATCTACACAGACGGAAGTTGCCTCGGAAACCCAGGTCGAGGAGGATGGGCCGCCATAAGTGAAGACTTTAAACTATGTGGTGCCTCGGCAAAGAGCACCAATAACATCATGGAGATGACAGCTATTTTGCGAGCTCTTGAAGAGACTGTGAAGAGAGATATTCAAGAGGTGTGTATATTTACGGATAGTAACTACGTGAAACAAGGAATAACATCGTGGATACATAATTGGAAAAAGAATGGGTGGAAAACCTCGGGTGGCGGGGATGTTAAGAATAGAGAACTATGGATTCAAATCGATGAACTTCGTGTAAAAATCAAGATGATTGAATGGAAATGGGTAAAGGCACATAACGGTCACCCCCAGAACGAAGCGGTGGACCGATTAGCCAGGGAATGTGCGAAAAATATATCCATATAATCTAAGTCCATGAGTGAAGATAACTGTGAATGGTGTGAGAAGCAAGAAAAGTTGCTTATAAAATGGGCAGAGAAAGCGGCCGGATACCGCTGGTTGCATAACCATGCACGCCTATTTTACAAGAAACAGAATGATTGGTTGTCTTACCCTAGTATAGTCATAGCAAGTATAACAGGTGTTGGTGGTTTTGCCGTTTTAAATCCGAGTGGAAATGCAGATGTATCCCAAGATACCAAAAACAATATAATGATCATTCAGTATTTCTTTGCCTTCCTAAATGTTTTGGGTGGAATTTTGACGAGTATATCAAAGTTTAGTCAGTCTCTACCTTTATCTGAGGCACATTCAGCTATGTGCGTACAATGGTCAAAGTTCTATAGGTCTATCGATATGGAAATATCACTCGATGTGAAACACCGTTCAGAAGTGGTGGAGTTTCTTATGAAGTCTCGAGAAGAATATGATAAACTTTTAGATGATGCTCCGGATATACCAGCTATATCGATTCAGGCATTCATGGTCCAATTTCCGGATAAAGAGAACAAACCCGATGTGTGTAACGGTCTAAGTATCATCGTGAATGACGATGCGGCGTCCATTTCTGGATCCCAACGATCTGTTGCACGGTGGTTAAAGGGTTTAAAGGGGGTTACGACACGGAGAAAGAGTCGAGAAATGGATGAACTCGAACGAATGGAATCTGTATAATTTTCTACACGTAGTTTAAGAATGAAGATCTTTTTGAACATTCTCACCATGACGATCGTGTACGGACTCATCTATAGCCAGATGAGACCCGAGCATTTTGGGTTCAAAAGTTCTCTCGATCCTTTCTATTTTGCGTTCACCACGATGAGCAGTGTGGGATACGGTGACATCACCCCAAAGACGGATACCGCCAAGTTGATGGTGATGACACAGCAGATGGTCATGATGGGCGAGTTGGCCAAGTTGCTGAAATTATTTTAACTTTGAGATTGTATACGCGGCGAGTAGAGAGTGTACCACGTAATAGATTATGTTGTAATCATCTATGGATAACAGTCGCTTGATTTGTAAAATGGAAAAGACATCGTACAACTGTCTATTCTCGTCGATGCCACATTCATTATTGTAGATGGGCATGAGAATGCATCCCTGTTCCCGGTTCGGGTTTACGATTCCCTGTACGATCAAACCTATGGTAGCGATTAAAAGACCATACAATATGCGTTGGTCATCGAATATGAATGGACCTAAGTACACGAGAACGGCGGTCACGTTATGGAAATAATGTAACACGTTGTGTTTGAGAGGTACCTGTTTTTTACACGGATAGTGATACTTATCCAACGCGTAAAAAATCAAACCCAAAAGTGCCAACAATAAAGCTTTGTTCATCGTTCCTGAATTACGCGGATATTTTTATCTTCGATCGAATCGAGTTCCGATTCTGTGAGGATTATTTTTTGTTTTAGATTTTCCGACATGTGCCTGACTGATTTAACGGCTACAGCGGCACCCGTGTTCAAAACCCAGCTGAGAACAACCTCGCTCGGTGCATATCCTCGGTCTTTCGCGATGGCACAAATCTGTTCATCTGCGAGAGCTTCTTTCGACATGGGACTGTAGGCCATCACGTTGATCATATTCTTGTCACAATACGCACGGAGTTCTTTCTGTTGGAAATAGGGATGAAGTTCGATTTGATTCATGACGGGTTTTAAATGTTTAATCTTTTCGAGGTGTTCGATTTTAAAGTTTGAGACGCCTACGTTTTTACAAAGAGTTCCCTCGAGTGCTTTCATTTCTGTGAAGACCTTCACGACATCCGCGTCAAATCTCTCCCCATCTTTATAGACCACGGGCCAGTGTACGAGGTACATATCCATGTATCCCACTTGAAGAGCATCGATACTCGTTTGACATGCACCCTTCACATCATCGTGTTGATCGTTCCAGAGTTTTCCGATGATGAAGAGGTCTTCGCGGGTGCACACACCTTCATCGATACACTTCTTAATTTCTTTGCCGATCATAACCTCGTTTCCATAAAAGTGTGCACAATCGAGGGTTCGGTAGCCACATTTGATAGCTTCGTAGACTTCACCCTCTTTCACATCACACGTACCGTACGCAATCTTAGACATCTCGGTGCGAGTTGGGAACAACATACGGTCGATACAAACTTTATTCAATCCGTAACAGAGTGCGTCTGTTTCAACTCCGATGGTGTCATCGACCAAGTTTTCACCAAATGAAAAGTGTACTTGACCATTCTTCACACTCTTATCGTTATACATAAACTCGAACATCTCGTTCGCTGTGAACACATCTCCACATCGGAACATCTTTGGAAGGTGGAACGTGTCCGAATACTGTTTGTGTACTTTGACGAGGGTATCATCGTGTATTCCCAAGACGTGACCGATGTGCGACGCACCGATCATACCCACATTCACAGCTTCTCCGTGGTAATAGTTATCTTTTGAAACGTATTCTAACGCGTGACCGTATTGGTGTCCGTACATGAGTATAGGGTGCAGTTCCCATGGATCGCTACGTATGTGTTCTATCTTGGCTTGGATTGTTTTCATCACATTCGAAAACATATCGTCATCGGAAAGTGAAAAGTTTTCACACACCGCGTGTTTAATGATCTCGGCATACCCATCCCATATGAAACGTTCATCTAATGTTTTGAGAAAGTCGTAGTACACATAAATATTGGACGGTACTTTGTAACATCCAATTTGGTTTTTTCCACATTCTGTATTGAGTGCTTGTTTGTAGGATATACACGCGTCTGTCATGGCGAGAAGTGTTGTCGGAAAGCTGATAAACTCGATACCTCTCTTGTACGTTCCAGCTATGAATCCGGCCAAGTTACTCACAGAACCACCACCCACGGACACGATCACCGTGTGTGTATCCATCTTATTTCGCCCCATCTCATCGACAAACTTTGAATAATACGAAATGTTTTTGTATTCATCCTTGGCTTCAACCTCGAACACGAGACCATCAATCTTTGGAAGACCGTACAACCTTTTGATGTTCGTGTCTATGAACAGAACGACTCGATTTTGAATCTGCTCGATGATACATTTCCAGTCAGAAATGGTCTCGACAGTACACACAGTTTCAACTTTTCTATTAATTATAATCTTCATGTACTGTATATGAATATACTTCTATTTATTCTGGTGGTCATTCACGCGGTGTGGATCATCGGGTTTCAGACGTTCGGTTTATTCTTACTCCCAAGAAAATTGTATTACATGTACCCACTCACTTGTGCGCTCGTGAGTCTCCACTGGATCATTTTCGATAACAAGTGTATTTTATCAGTCCTCGAAAACAAGGTATCGGAGGACAAAAATGGTAACGACGACACATTCGTGTACAACGCGATACGCGACAATCTCGGGATTCCCATTTATGATCAGAAAAGGTTTCAGCATACGATGATGACTTTGAGCTTTGCGTATGTCGCGTACGTGTACCGTAAAGATCCTAAGATTTTGGCGCTGTGCTTGATGTGCCTGTATCTCAACAGATGGGATGTATGGTCTAAAAATTTTCTATAGATACAGTATGAGCGATTGTTACCGTACGAAATCATATACGATCGACAAGGGTAATTACGATGGTGTGATAGAATGTACCTACGTTTTACTCATGGAAAACTCCAAAAGAGAGGAACAAATACTACGACAAATTGAAGATGCTAAAATTACATCAAAGGTTACGATTCAGTACAACAAGGGATACAAAAAATGTGAGAAGAACCTGAGAGTTAACAAACCGAACTACGACCTCGAGGATGCTTTGAAGAATGTGTTTAAGCACGCACTTGGCCAAGGATATTCCAGGATTATCGTACTCGAGGATGATTGTCAGTTCGATGAACGCATCAGGGATCCCGTCGTCGTGAATGATCTGCGTACATTTTTGGATCAACGTGACCCACAAATATATAACTTGGGTACGACGTTTTCGTTAATTTCACCTACTGATGTTCTTCTTCATAATAAGAATCAGCGCTTATTATACACAACATGCGCTCACGCTGTGATTTACAATAAAACGTATATGGAAAACGCGTTGACTCGTAAGTTTATGTTGGGACACGCAGACCTGGAACATAATAGAACATGGTCCAAGTACACGTACACATATCCACTCGCATATCAATTATTTGAGGATACGGAAAATAAAAAAGAGGGTTGGGGTTATGTGTCGAATATAGCTGATATTCTATTCAAACCCCTGAAATTGGATACACAAGTACAACCCGGGTTTGACCGTCTCAAACTCGCATTTGACTACCTAAGTGTCGCGTCGTTTTTACTTTTGCTATTCTACATAAAAAGGAAAATCGTACGTAAGTAAAATGAATATCGGAATCGTTACCGCCGGTGGTGTTTGTCCGGGTGTCAATAGTCTCATTCATACACTCACCCTTTACGAAAACTCTCAAGGAAATCGTATCTACGGATTCAACGAAGGGTTCAGGGGTATCAACAATAACGCCCGTGTAGCCCTCTCTCCCAAGAAGACTGAAGAGGGTGCTGGATCTATTCTTCGCGTCTCATGTGATCCGATCGAACTCGAAAAAGCTCGAGAAACCATCAGAGATATCGATCGTCTTTACTGTATCTGTGGTAACGAATCCATGAAGAGTGCGAAAAAGATTGCACTCTATGATGATATCAAGGCGAATATCATCGGCATTCCCAAGACGATCTTCAACGACATTCCGGGTATAGAATCCGTCGGATTTCAAACTGCTGTACAAGAGTTTGCCAAGTACATCGATTTTGCCTATACGGAAGCGACGACGACAAACTCTATCGTATTTCTGGAAGCTCCGGGTAAGAGGGAGACTGGTCTCGCCATGAATGCCACGTACGCGAGATACTCTAAAGTGACGGATATGATTAACAGGCAGACCATCAACACCATCTCAGCACGCCAGATTAAAAACAATTATGAAGTCAACGGCTACGCCGTGGTGGTCGTAGGGGAGACGAGTGAGTACAAAGATGTTCTCGATTTTATGAAAAAAGATACAGACGCCGAGGTAAAGGTCATGAGCCCCGGTTTTGTCATCCGTGATGCTGAGCCTTGTGTATACGACACGATTCTCTCTGTTCGTATCGCCCGTGAAGCTTTTGAATACGCCCAAAAATATAGAAACTTCATTAAGGGTGCCGGAACTGCGATACCGTTTGAAGACTATCTGGATGTGGTTTAAAGAATAGCTACCCTTATACGACGTGTTATACACGAAGGTCAGTAACATGACCAATTGCACCTGCTCCTATAGCTCAGTTGGTTAGAGCGTGGTGCTTATAACGCCAAGGTCCTCGGTTCGAGCCCGAGTTGGAGCATATTTTTACAACGATTTATTTCCTCGTTGTAAAAATATGGTCAAGACGTTTCAGTACGACATCACGGATGTGACTTCTCCAGTACACATGGATTTATTTTTCAATTACGTGTGGTCACACGATGAAAAGGTTCATATCATTTTGGACACGACCCGATGTAAGAAGGCTTCGCTCGGTCGTGTCCTCTCGATGCGTGAAGTTCTCAACAAACATCGCCCCAATTCTAAAAAGTATATAGATCACACGACGGTATTCGTAAAGTCTGGATGGGTGAAGACTTTATTAAATATCGGATTATCCATCATTCGAACAGAGAGACCTGTTCATGTCAGTATCCCCACTTAACATCACCCGGTGTCGCCTCGGGATACTGTCTCGAAAAAAACGTTTGATTTCCGTGATTCCTGTGTCCTATCATACTATTATGTGTTCTATCTATCATCATGTACCTTCTTAAATCTTTGTAATACACGCGAGCACCCTTTTCGATGAGATCCTCGTGTTTCATATCCACGTGATTGTCCATCGGGTAAAAATATTTCACGTACTTTTTCATATTGTTGACGTTCACGAGATAACATTTCGTGCTCGAAATCCACTTCACTTTTTCCAGGGTTCCCTCCTTCTTTTCGGGAAGCCTCGAGAGACAGTGGAAAAAACACATCTCAAAGTCATCCCCCTTCTCGTTGATGACGGCTTGAATTTGGTCGTACAATGTATCCGACTTTACGATGACGTTATCTTCAAATATGACGGCGTAATCAATTTTCTGTTCGAAACAGCGTTTGTAAAAGTCCATGTGTCCCATGAAACATCCGATAGCCCCAACGTTGAAGTAGGTGATATCAGGTCTTTTGACATCTGGATTATAATGCATTTCTATCGCCTTCTCAAAATAATCTGGTTCTATGTACTCTTCAAACTCTCTCGCCACTTTTATCTTTCTCGTATCGGGGCCGTATATGACTTCGATCGGGATGTCCTCGTTGTGACTCTTGAAAAATCTCTCTTGTCTGTCCTTCTGACTTTTGACGGTGAGAAGAAAACATTTGTAATCGTATCGTCTCTTTTTATCGGTGGTTCTTCTGTAGTAGAAGAACACTACCAACACCAACACCAAGATGAGAAGTGGTATCATACCTACTTAAACACGAGAAAATATATATAAGTAAGAATGAACGTCATAGATGTATGCGGTCTGTTGGGGTCAGCTTTCATCGTCGTCATGTTCGTACCTGAAATTAATCACGTGTACAAACACAAAGATGCCAAAGCCATAAATTACAACTTCCTTCACTTGAACTTGACTGCGAGTGTTCTATCCCTCGTGTACTCGTTCCACTACACTGTCATACCTATGATCATCACAAACGTGGCAGCTGGTCTTTTCTGCTTCCTCATGTATTACTTTAAACATGTTTACGAGGTTAAAGAAGAGAAACAAATTACTGATATAGTAGCCGAGGCTCCAGCTCCTATGGTGTAGTTGGTCAACACTGTGGACTTTGAATCCACCACCCCAGGTTCAAGTCCTGGTGGGAGCTCGTTCCGGATCATATGTGGGAGACTCATAAGACTGTTCACCTTAAAAGGCTCCATGAACAAGCATATGTGATGGACCCTTACCCTCTCTTAGCTCAGTTGGTAGAGCAGTGGACTGTAGTTCCAAGGGTCACCTGTTCAAATCAGGTAGAGAGGACCATTCCTCTGTAGCTCAGTTGGTAGAGCGACAGGCTGTTAACCTGTAGGTCATCGGTTCAAACCCGGTCGGAGGAGACACAAAGCACCAATAGCTCAGTGGCAGAGCGTGCGTTTAGTAAGCGCGAGGTCAGGAGTTCAAACCTCCTTTGGTGCACATTTCCATTATTTTTACTAATTGACAATTTCCAATTTGTAAAAGTAACTTATTTATTCAAGAAGCCATGTATCTAAACGTATTGTTTTCAGGTTTACTAACCCCATGGGGATGTGTCCAATGTGGTGGAAACAATATAGCTTGTCCTTTTTTTACTACATGAAAAAGTTATTATACTTATAAAGTTTGTTTCAAAAATAATAATAAGTTGAAAGGTGGTAGTCTCCTAAAGTGTTACTTTTTAGAAACTTAAAAATAGACGTGCTACTATTAGTAATGTCGACTATAGTCAAGTATATCTTCTCGCCAGTTTTTCATAAAAAAAGGAGATTCCGTTCATCTCTGTTGGATGCTCCTCCCCCTCCAATAGATTCACAGAAGGAATGGGCGTACGGTTCGTACTCTTGGATCGCTACGGTAGAGGCTAAAGACGATGAAGGTGGGGTCGATCGAACCTTCATAGGCTATAGTCAAAATATGGACATTACGACGAGGACGTACGTCGCGTGTGATCGTCTCAAAAAACATGGAACGACATGTGGGGAACCACAGATGACCATGCGCGGGGGTGAATGTGACGAGGTCATTTTCATGAAATCTAAGGATGGAAAACTTATTCCCATTTAGGAACAGAGTACGTAAAATTATAGGTCTGCACACTATCAGTTGATGTGATGGGTTCGGTGGTACGAACGATGTTTCCGATTTCATCTATGACGTTCACCTTGATACCAACTAACGAACCTTCTTGTTCACCGACTAAAGAAATTACGTGTATGGGCTCTGCGTACCCCAGATCAATTTTTAAGTTATCCATTTCGAGAGCATCTTCTCCGAGCGTAGCAGCGAACGTTTCCAGTGAACCATCGACCAGATTAATGAATCCATGTTCACTCGATTCAGAGCTACCGGTGACGGTCTTGCCGCGGGCGATGTTAATGTCCGCTATCTCACCGTACACTTCAACTTCTGAGAGTTTGATCGTCTTATTAGGGTTTTCGGTATCAGCGTCATCGTTCGAGACCGTATGAATGACCTGAATAAAACGACCTTCTGGGATACCATCTGTTTGTAAAGTTCCCGTATCGGATCCGGATCCGGACGGTGATGGTCCGAGACTGACCGGTTCACAAATAGAACCAATCTTCGTGAATCCGGTGTTACACGATTGAAGTGTACATTCACCTACGGAGTTAATCGCGTATGTACCGTTGGGGTCGTACTCTTCGATCGTACACGAATCACCTTCCTTTGGCCTGGTAAAAAACCAAATGAGTATACCCAATATGACCGACATCATACACGCGAGGACCAATATGATAATCATTTACTATGTACCCAGATTAATTTTTATGAGAGGAAACTATGGGACCCATATAAAACATCTCCTTAAAAAGATTCTTGTTGTCCATATAAGCTGAACGTGAACCACTGACAATCTTTCGATCCATGAAGAGATATTGGGTACTGTTCTCACGACATAGTTCGTAACGCTCACTAATATCTTCCGCCATATCTACATAACAATCAACGACAACGTCGAGAGGTCCGAGTTCATGTGCGAGAACTTCCATAGTCTTTTGAGAGGGGAAGTATGTAAAGACGACCCTTGGCTTTTCCATCCTGGAGACCATCTTCTTAACAGTCTCGTGATTTTGTGACATATGCATTGGCTTCCCCCTCATACGTAAACATAGATCGGTCAGAGGTTTAGAAGCGACGAATCCGAATGACATATACTATCCCATCCTTTAAAACTTATGGTACTTTCTTCGCACCATGGGTAAATCTCATCCTCTCCTATGTAGTTGAGTGCCTGAACACCGTCTTCTATACATTCATCACATATACCTTTGTTATCATCAATCAAAAGACCGATGTTGAGAGCGCGACAGATGTCAATCTTCCTAACTTCATTCGGGGTGTAGCTGTTCGTGAGGATGACGTCATCAAAAATACCTGGAAAGTAGTGTTGAATCCAAGTTTCTGTTTCGTCTCTCACCACCTCTTGACGCCCGGTGAGGACATACATCTTTTTAGCGTTCGATCGAAGTTTATACATGGCGAGTTGTGATCCTTTTATGGGGGTGAGTTCCATGAAATCTTTTGACATGTAAAATTCTCTGACCATTTTCTGTGATTCCGTTTCATCTATGTCAAAAATCTGACGGTACACGTAACTATATTTGGGTTTACGTATAGTTTGATGATGAAATTTGGCCATGGGTTGTAGAAAGTTAACTAAGACTTCATCGACATCGATAGCGATTCTGTTCATTTTTATAATACAATATTATTCATAATCTCTAATTGCTACACCGACGGGAAAACGTGGGACACCGAGAGCCGTCAAGTTCTGAAACCGAACCGTGAGTTGCTTCCCGATGTAGTTGTCTTTTTTCTCGAGGTATCCTCTGCGGACTTCGAGAGTTCCTTCTGGTCGGACGGAAAAGTGTTGTTCACCCGCCTTACATATCCAAATCGCAGTCCCCTTCTCCCGGCCAGTACCTTCCTTGACATCCACGATGGGATATTCCTCTGTCTGGAATGTCTTGTACTTGAGGAGGTGGTTACTTCTCTTTCCAATCTCGTAGGTACTCGATGCCTCTCTGATCATGACCCCCTCGTGACCCTGACTGACGAACATGTCATGGTACGACTGAAGGTTATTTTTGGAGTTCACAGAGAACGTTTCGATCGTGATCCTCTCTTTTCGCTCTTCAAACGTGAGATTTGGACGATTCAAATCGAAATAGTCGAACACGTGAAACTCGAGTTCTTTTGGGTTCATCTTGAACATACTGGTAATCTCCTCGAAGGTCTTGTTGGGCGCGTAGCACTCACCGTCCAGGTATTCACCATCTTTGAGACCGCGGGCGAGGTGCTCAACACCCTCCACGGGTTTACCAGTTCGAGAGAAGCATCCATGATTCGAAACCAATAGTCGGACACCGTCCAGCTTGGGCTGGACATAGAAAGGTTCGGAGATGTATTTCTGGCGATCTTCCCATTTATTCGCCAACATGGGAAGAACGTGTGTCAATTTTGTTTTTTCGTTGTTCCACATGGTTTGGGCTCGTTTGAGAGCCTTTTCGTAACCCGTCTTGACGTTGGTACGGGAAGTCATCACCTTTTCACTTCCAACAACTCCGGTGATCTTCACGATATCAGCAGTTCCATTTCCCAGGTCTTCGACGCTAATATCTGTGAACCGTTCACGACCGTTTTTGTCCTTCTTTATAAGGCGTTCCATTCTACTATATTTATATCTCAGCTTTAAATAGATGTCGGATTTACCCGTTGTAAATTATGGCAGAATGGAACGACTTAGGCCTCCAGAAAGCACACCGGTGCCATTAAATGCAAATACTTTTTGTATCATATTTATAATTCTATGTGTGCTAGCACTCTATAAACGTGCGATGACAATCACTCAAGGGCGTGAACGATCTTATATTTAAGACAGTCACGGGGGGTAAGATATATATCTTTTTTCATCAATTTCTTTAGCTTTTTCTCAGGAATCTTGGTCTTTTCGAGATACATCGCCTTCAACCTCTTCATGAACTTATCCGTTGACTTCAACTCATGTTTAAGCTCTTGAAAGTTACCCCACAATTCGGTGGAGATTTGATGAATGAGGACGTATGCATTCTTTCCCATACGTCTTTCACTACCACCGAGGAGCATGAAGGTGGCCGCAGAGCAGCACGATCCCTGTGCGATGGTAACAACCTTCACACGAGATGATTCGAGTGTGTTCATCATCGTCATGCCAGCAAAGATGTCTCCACCTTCACTCATGATGTGAACACGAATCTGTGGCTCGTATCCGTAAAGCTCGGCTTTTTTCTTGAGGAGGTCAATCTCAAGCTTCTTGAACTTCTCGACAAAGTCGAGTGCATTCTCTCTGTCGACGTCGGCATAGAACAAAATCTCGTTTCCGATAACCTTCACACACTCTTCAACCTCAGTTTCTTCTTCCTTCGTAGACATTTTTGAGTGCCTTCTTTACTCTTGTGACGTCTCTTGATTTTAAGCCGTTTCCAACTGCGAGGTGATTAATCACGTCGAAGTCTTGAGGTGATATTTTGTACTCCACGAGTTTACTTAGGTCTCCTTTCTCCGCATACTTCTTAAGAAGACAAAGTTCTTCCACACCGAGACCCGTCCTCGACTTTTTTCGAATCTCTTCATACTTTTGTTTACGCATCTTATAGTTTCCAAGTTTGGTCCAACAACTCCCGGGTCTAATTTTATCCTTCACGAGTGGATCACCTAGAGCGGCTTTTGGTATAGTGAGTGCGTGTAACACGAAATAAGACATCAGATTCCAATTTCCGGATGAATAAATGTACGTATCGTAATAGTCAGCATCCGAAAATGAAGAACTCGCGGCGAGAACATCGACACCTTTTGAATCGAGGTAGTTTTCCTGAAATATGTCCCACATGTGTCCATGCTCGGCGATCGTGTCGTATATCTTAATCGGTCCCGGATCTGATAAAATGTCCGCTATAAATTCTTTCGGGGTTTTGAAATCGTCCATTTCATCGTACCCATCGATGTATGTGAAGAAGTTTCGAATATTTCCTTTACACCTGTGTGCAGCGTGTTCAGCCTTGGGACCTTTATCTTCTACCAGAGTGAGAAGAGATTCTGGTGTATGTCTCGGAATGAGAACCGTTTCAAAATTAGGATACATACACATATTTGTTGTCGTCACGAGTAAGGAGCCTCTCGTGAGTCGATTCCCATCAGAAACACGTTCTATGATAGGTTTAAATACTGGATCATAGTCTTCTATGAAGACGTGTTTACATGAAGGTTTTATGAACGGTAAAAAGAGGGATTTACTTTTCAAATGTTCGGATTGTAATTCAACGTGACTGTAACCTTCTAAAACCGCTTTGAGTATATAGGTTTTACCTACACCCGGGGGTCCACAGATGAACACATTCTTTCCCTCACGAATGTACCGGCGAATGAGTTCAATCCGTTTCGTGTGAATCGTATAAACTACGCGTTCTTTTTTTTGCTCGACTACTTTAATGAAGGAATCCATCGATGATCTTACTACTCAGGCCATAGATTTGGTGCTTGAAAATGACGCACTACATAAACGTATCGTAGAACCTTTAAAAAGGAAAATTGTACCATTCGTGGCATGTACCGTGCTTACTAATCTACTCATGTTCGGTCTTCTTGTCTACCTTGTTCGACGTCTATCTCTTCTTCCTCTTCCTCATACTCTTCCTCTTCCTCATCACTAGGTACAAGCTTTTCAAATGGAGTACCTTTCGTGAGTGCCTGAACTGTGGTCACCGTTTTGGGTGGCTTAAGGTGTGGAATCGCCCGCACGTTCAGGATTTCAGGCTTCGTGAATACACCTTCGATGGGATATTCCTTGTCAAAGTTTATAAGAATTTGCTTGGGGATAGCTGGTGATTGTTCGAGGAGACGATCATACTCACCCTTACAGTCCTCCACGAACTTTAGACCCTCCTTCTTACGCTCTTCACGAGGAAGCGAAAGTTGTAGCCTAATGTTACGCGACAAACTTCCATGTCCCAACGCAGCTGTTCGATGATTTTCCATGAGTTCATTAATTTTGAGAAATTGCATGATTGTGGCTATGAGTCCGGCTATCAGGTTCATACCACCAATTATAGCCGGTGCAGAAGCACGCATACTCTCCGGGAATGTACTCTGAGCAAAGTTCGCTGTACCGGTGACTGTACTAAGGACGATGACTGGTAAATTGAACCGTAAGCTCAGGCGCTTGAATTTCAGAAAAGCTCTATGGTGCATATACCTATAACACGCGGACGCTTCTCCCCATTGACGCAACACATTCTCGTGGTATTCATTCCACATGCTTTCCATGTTGTAATTTTCTTCTGTCATCTTATTATAGATGAACATTATATTCTTCATTCATCTCTTGTTCTTGGTATGGATTCTCATCATTCCGTTCACTAATAATCGCAGGCAACTCGAGTTTTATTCGATGGTCATTCCATTCATTTTTTACCATTGGTCCGTGAATGATGATACGTGTGCACTCACACAGGCTGAGATGTACATGACTGGACAAGCGAAAGAGGAAACCTTCATGGGACGTGTCGTGGGACCTATCTATAAAATGCCTGATACAGAAGTCAACAAGCTCACGAAGACCGTGTTCTTTATGTTATGGGCATTTGTTCAGTATCGTCTTGGACATTTTGATTCGTTCATTAAGGATCTTAAAGCCATGAGACTAAAATAAAATATAACATGGACGTCAAACTTCAAAACGAAATCAAGAGGCTCGGGTACAATCTCGAATTGTATCATGCATCATACATGCAAGAACTTGAAGAATGTGAGGAGAAGATGCACAGGATTGATTTTCAGATTGAGAAATGTTCTTCTGATGTGAAGAGGGAAATTTTGAAAAAACAAAGGGAAAATTACGAAACACAAGTTTCAAGACTCGATGCTCAGATGGAAAAGAATACACATGCTATAAAAGATAAGATTGAAAATTATAAAAAGAGGCTATTGGATTTGGATAAGGAGAAACGTTCACTCGACTACAACGTTGAGAAGCTCAAAAAGGCACTCGAGAGACGCAATACGAGCGAGATATTCGATATGTTCGAATACGTCACAAACGCGATCACGATTTTACACGAGGAGACTTCGCAAGCTCGCGCGCCCTCTTCATGAATGCCCTGTCACGACCGATCTTAGGATCAGCTGCGATGAGACGAAGAAGAGCGGCTGTGGGAATCTTGGGACTATTTCCCTTGGGTACGGGAGTCTTCTTTAATTTTTTCTTCGCATTCTGAAGTTGCTTAATCGTTGGCATCTTTTACAATACACCGACAAAAGATTTTCCCGTCGTATTGTAAATGAAGAACAAGACAAAAACGCGACTTCTTTGGGTCACACTCATCGTACTCATGGCCGCCATAGTATACATGTGGTACAACCCCAAAGTTGTCGAAGTTCCAGTAGAGGTTCCGGTGATGGTTCCACCTCCTCGACCCGTTCGTTCACAGGAGGTGCGTCGCGAACCTGAGTTTAGGGGACCTCCGATCAAACAATACAAACCTGGACGTATGCAACAGATGGGTATTCTTACCAGTGACAGTGGTGAGACTCTTCCCCTCTATGGAAAGGAAGTTCGGGGTCGTCGTGATCGGTACCACTATTATACTACTACAGGTGGTGAAAACTTGTATCCCATACCGGTTTCTTTTAACGCCAGGGATTGTATCGACGATATTGGATGTGAGGAACTTTATGGAAATGAAACAGTCTCGGTGACTGGCAAAACGGATTCATTCAGTGTAAAGATGTACAGGACTGATGATTTTTTTTAACAAATCGTATTCTCTCTTTTGAAGCCCAGAACTCTGTGAAAACTTCGCCTTCAAGTTAAGTAATTCCTTCGTCGTATCGCCATCGAGACTCCTGACAAAGTCCCTCTTAGCCTCGATGTCGTCCAATTGATTACCCTCCTTTTGTGCCTGAACGTACGGCCACGTATGTTTTCGAAGAGCATCCACCTCGATCTGTAATTGTATGATTTGTGGTATCAGAACTTCTCGTATGAGTTGTTCGGTCATGTGTAAATAACACGCGGAATCTTTATATCACCTAAGTACTTCAATAAAAGGATGAAATCAAAAAAATGTTTTACTTTTTTCGTAAACCGAAACAAGAGGCGAGTTCCCGCCTCGATGACAAGAAGGCGTTTCTGAAAAAGATCTCACCTGGTATCGTTTCCATATTAAACACCAGGAAGAATGTGGCCCCGCGTCCCACAGAGTTTTACATGAACTTTCATTTGATGGAAGGTGCACACGTTTCATTAAAACGGTTTCGAATGTTTGTCGATAGTGTCAGATATGAAGTTTTAAACGATGTACTGTTGTACCTCGATGACCTGGCACCCATCGTCGAAGCTCTCGATGGAGTTCGTTTCAGACAAGATACAGAAAAGACGTACGCACGAATGATTCGCGAAGAAGAGATTAGCAGTTTCGAGGATTTTCTTAGTTATTAGTATATGCAATACAAAGACCTCAAAGATAAAGCTAAAAAGTTGGGTCTTCGTGTTACCAAGAATGTAGATGGTAAACGTGTGAAACTCACAGCGAGGGAACTCCGTGCCAAAGTTACCCGAAACTTTGAGAATAGTGTCAGGAACGCCCAACGGGTCATTCGTATCTGCCGCACAGTGGTTGCACCCACGGCGTCTTTCGCACCTCCTCCTCCTCCTCCACCCCCACCCCCTAAAAGGCCCGTGATCAACAACAAACGCGCAAAACTCATAGCGGAACTGAAAGCTAATTTAAAAAGAAGAGGACTTAGTAAGTAAGGATGATTTCATACATACTCAGTTTCATTCCAGGAACTGGTCCGTATTATAAAAAGTTTCTAAGACTTGAAGAACTCAAACGTCTTCCGAATGAATGGGACAGAGGACCTATCACATATTACAAAGTAAAGAGAGCATGTGAATTGATGAACGATTTCAGGAATGGTCTTAAAGATGTAGTTCTCACTACTGAGGGTACAGCAGCGATTCGAAAGCATATAAACGAAGGAACGACCAAACGTCTCATGGGAATATCCCAAGAATGTCTAGAGTTTATTTTGGTGAAGCAGCTCAAACTGGACCACATGAAAAAGTTGTTACGGGAGTGGGAAGGTGAAAACATCGACATTGTTCGAGTTAGACTCTATGAATATCTAGACATGATGCGAAAGCTCACAGACTTGGGGGATGACCTCGTCTTCTATGATTCATTGGAAGAATTCGTAGAGAACTATCTCGGTGAGGATCTCTACGAACGCCTTGATACTATGATTCGATTTTTCAAACAGTTGGACTCTCTCAGACGAACTCTAACTTAAACCTTTTCGTCATAAACTTCTCAACACCCTGGAACGTAGGAAAACTCCAGAGGTACCAACGGGACCAAAACCCAGCCCCGTCGATACCGCTCATTTTCCAATCTTCTTTGTCACTACTATTGACATCCAACATCATGTCTTGGATCTTTTTTGAATCTCTCTCTGCTATGATGCGTTTGGGTACGCGTCCACCGTGTCGAAGGACATAGGAACGCATACGTGAAGGCGTCTTATGTTTGGTGTAATCTGAATATCCACGCGCACCAAAATCCACAGTCCTACCATCCTCGAGGGTCACCCTGAACTTCTTTTTGGGGTTGGGACTACGAGTAACTTTGACGCGCATACTTAGTATGTATCAATAAAATTTACTTGCACATCTGGCAACCGTACTTCTCCGTTTTGGGGAGGAAGAAGAGACGCTCGGGACCACGCTTGACACGGAAAAGGTGATCATAGATGTGAAGAAGAGAGATGGCGAGCGCGAAAGCGCCGACGACCATACCCTTGTTCTTGCGAGCGGTGATCATGTACCAAACGACGAGAGCCGCGAGGATGATCTGGACGGCGGTGAAGGTGGGCATGGTGAAACGCTTCTCGACGGTCTCAACCTCGGGAGTGAGTTCGGGTTCAGCGTACTTGGACTTGTATCCGATGGCCATTTTTTATTATCTACTGAGAAATTAATGTGGTCTCTCGCGTTGATTCCGACAGTGATGGTTCTTCATGATTACATGAAGGCACCCATAGATCGCCTGTACTTTACGAACCCATGGCGACCTTTACTCGGTATCGAAAATACCTTCAGGGACTTGGTACATCACACACCCAGAAAGTACCCGGAGCTTTTACTACTGAAACTTCGTTTCAAAAAGATCGAGGAGGAGTTTAAACGAGTTTCGCCGACGCTCACCAAAAAGTATCAACACGATCACGATACGTGGTCACCTCACAATATGAACTATTGTTTCTACGAGGTGAAAGATTTTCCTATACTCTGGGAATTAATCAAACAGATTCCGTGTATAGACACGGAACGACCACACTTTGCTGTCATAGACGGCCCGATGGTCATACCGCCACATAGAGCTGAGTCTAATAAACGTCTTCGGTATCAACTTACGGTTGAGGGTGATGGTGACTGCAGTTTATACACTGAAAATGGTAGGCACATACACAGAGAGGGTGAAGACTTCCTCTTTGATCACGGCAAGTACCACGAACTCATAAAAACTGGTGAAGGTCGGAGAGTTGTTTTGATTTTGGATATTCATAGATGATTTCGACACACCGCCTCGTACATGTCACTTCCACCGATGAGTTCCAGTTCCTTATTGTCCACGGTCCTTTTCGTGAATGGTCCAGGAGTTCCGTTGTTGCATCGCATACAAAGAGCTGAGAGCTTCGTCACTTCACACGCGAGGGGTACACAATCAAGAAGTTCTCCAAACTTTCTCTGAAATGAATCAGCATCGAGTCCTGCGAGAATTACTTCTTTACCATGGTAAAGGCAAAATTCAACAAACTTCTTGAGACGCGGAAAAAATTGAGCTTCGTCGATGGCGATAATATCTGCATTCTCGAACGCATCCAATCTGACGAGATCAAACAGATCGAATACCTTGTGACAATTGAACTTGACATTATCATGGGTCTTCAGAACTTCATCAGGGGAACGAACATCTTTTCCTGAGTTGATGACAAGAATATTCTTACCTATAACTTTCAGGCGCTTAAGTCGCCTGATGAGTTCCGACGTTTTACCTGAAAACATATTTCCCATAATAATTGAGAGTCCCATCTCAGCTGATTAATATAATCTTGTATTTTTTATATGGGTGAACTTCACAAGGCAACTTTTAATGGCCACACGGGCTATTATAATCCTAGGACGGGCCGTGTCAGGTTCGGGAAATGTATTTACCCAAATATCGCTGCGGCTATAAAATATCTCAGGAAAAAGTAAGATGCCTTTGAGCGATGCTCAGATTACTAAGAAGGTGGGGGAGCTGCGTAAATCTGAGGGTCGGATCTATGCACCCCTCAAATACTTCAAGGGGCTTGAGACCTTGGGTCAGGTCGAGACCCGTTACAAAAAGATGCTCCGGAAGGACTACAAAGATTTCAAGACGGACAAGGGACAGAAGACAAAGACCTCTTCCCACACCCAAAAGTTTAGGAAAATGTATCCGGGAGCCAAATCCCTCCCTGAAATTGCTAAGGCTACTGACCTGCCTTTGAAAACCCTAAAAACGGTGTACAATAGAGGTCTCGCTGCGTGGAGAACCGGGCATCGTCCGGGAGCTTCTCCACAAGCGTGGGGGTACGCGAGGGTGCATAGTTTCGTCACAAAGGGGAAGACGTACTATACGGCGGATAAGGATTTACGATAATCCAATCCTCGAAGATTTGGGTTACGGAATTTCTCTAATAAAGGTATAGGATGATACTTCTTGACCAAATAGCACGTTACATATCCAAAGATATCATGTTACCTACACGATGTTATGCGACTAAAAAGCAGCGCGTATCGGTAAAGGATTGCTGTGATTGTAAAATTTTCTGTAAAAAACCACCAAAGGGATCAGTACCTGCAGTAATATTAATAAAATCTAAACCCTAACTCTCTTCATCCCCTCTTCACAGAGAATCCTATCGACACACTCAACTTCATCTTTCGTCCATTCAGGTGCACCATTCAAACACCTAAAGTTCGAATACAATCTCTTCTTACCAGTAAAGTCGTCGACAATTAATCTTCTATCGAGATCCTCATTTTCGACACCATCTGGACACCAAGGCCAGTTGTCAAAATGGAAACGAATAGTTTTGAATTCCTCCCCCGCCGTATATCCTTTCACGCGAATGCCACCTTCACGGATAGGTTCAGGTTCAAACTCATGATGAGGCATGGCAACATTCATCTTATCGACGATGTTCAAGATGTTCCTCATGGTGAACGAGGCACCGAGTTTGTAGACGGAACAAACCATATTAGATGGAAATACATAGATTTGGAAGTCACTTAGGTATCATTTAAAGAAATCATCTTCATAAAATGTAATGAACGTGGATAACTTTCCTCCTCATATCAAGCAACTGTTCCAAAACAGAGACCTCACGATGAATCAGAAAATGGTGACGCTCATGGCATTCATGCCGGATGTTCCTAACATGCCTCCAGTCGAGAATTATGAAGACTTGGGTACTACCATCAAAAGTCTAGTCGATGAGGGTAAGATTCGTCTCGATGGGTTTGATAAGGATTTTAAAATTAGGGTTTCGAATTGTTAATACTACTGTATCGTTCGTTTGCCTCGGGGTCACTCTGTGCCGGGTCGACCACAATCTTTTGTTTTACGACATATGGTTTTGCCTCCTTTGCCGGACTTCCAGATTCATATGGAATAGATGAATGATGAAGGCAGATACGAACCTTACCATCGGGGTTTCGCTTATAACCGAAAGTGTATTCAACATCTGAAATCTCTCCTGTCGTGGCACATGTGAACTCGTATGTACCCATCGCATGTGCCACTTCACCGTGACAGTCAATCTGGTGATTGTCGAATATAACTTTACTGAATCCCTTTTTGGCGTTGATAGCGAATCCCTGATCTTCTTTGAAACCACCGATTACAGCATCGTGGCCCACGAAGTAAGACATAGCATCGTTAGCTGTAGGACGGAATTGTTGCTTGGAAGCCTTTGTCGGTTTGAAGAGTACGTTAGAATGGTCGTATCCATACAGTTCACCCGCACGCTCACCTGCTAGACTCACGTAATCACCGCCAGTGAGGAAAGAAGTTGAGATGTCGACGATGGATTGCGCCCAAAAGTTCTGTGCCTCGATGACTTCACGTTCGGTCACGTGGTTGATAAGTTGAGAGGCTTCATTAAGATCAGAAAAATCTTCCATAACTTGTGTCATCGGTGGACGCGCACGGGTAGTTAATGGTTTACTAAACCCGCGAGCTGCGTTAATTTCTATGTCGTACTGAGCAGGATCTGTAAACACCCGAGTTTTAACATTTCGTGTAGGTGGGACAGAGAAGGTGAGTGCAAAAGACATATTTTAGTATTTAACTTTTCTACTCTTTATCCTTCTTGTTTTTGCCCGGACGAATAGCCCACTTGTCATTTTCACGAAACTTGTCGTAATCGATCTCCTCGATTTTGAAAAACTTTTTGATGAGTTCCTTGATGGGGTGTGCCACCTCGGCTTTCTTGGGTTCATCGTAAGAAGGTGGTCGACGCCTCCCTTCACCTGGAGCCTCGGTTGGAGCTACAAAATCGTCCTTTTTGGCACGAACCACGACACGTGGACGCGTGAAATGCATTTGTGTGAGTGATGAAATCATCTTTAATTATACATATTTTTTATCTTTAAACACCTAAGTCGACACAACTTACTTAAAAGGTATTCACTCATATCTAACAAAGATGAACTCCACTACCATCACCGATTACATCCTCAAGCTCGAGAAGCTCAACGAAGAGTCTCACACCAAGATTGTGCAACTCAAGGAACTCTACCGAAAGTCTGAAGAAGAGCGAGTTGCTGCCCTCAACAAGCTCAACGATTCTCTCTACCAGAAGACCGCACGTGTCACCGACAAGACTATTCGAGTCGTGACTGACGATAATGCCGATCTTGTCGAGTATCTCATCGCACTTTCTGAGAGTGCCAACGACCGCTTCAAGTCTATCGCCTACCGTCGAGGTGCGGAAGTTGTCGCCGACCTCGACTATGAGGTCCTGAGTGGTGAAGACCTCCTCGACCTCAAGGGTATTGGGAAGTCTATCGCCTCTAAGATTGACGAGTTCCTCGAGGAACAGGACTCTGATTATGAGGAGTCTGTCGCTTCAAACGACGACGACGACGATTACTTCATGTCCTACAACAACGATATCTACATCATGCTCATGAACACAGCTGGGTATGAATCTGATGTGTACAAGCGTAAGGCGTACACGAACGCTGCATCCGCGGTTTACAAGCTTCCGTATGAGATTACATCTGGTGATGAAGCTATGAAGCTACCCGGTATTGGAAAGTCCATCGCCAAGAAGATTGATGATTTTCTCAAGGGAGGGAGCAACACCAGCCTCGCCGAGTGCTTCCTCAAGCTTGGAAACCTCGAGCCAAACCATCACAAGGCGGAAGCCTATTGGCGAGCTGAGGAGAAGCTTCGCGAACTTGACTACGAAGTCACTCGCGGTGAAGATGTCAAGAACATCATGGGTTTCGGTCCCTCCATCTGTGCCAAGATTGATGAGTTCATGACAACCGGTACGATGATGAGACTCCAGGAACTTAGCGATTAGAAATATTTCTCTTTTAATAATAAGATAGCGGTATGTACGCATACAGGTCACATGGATCCGGGATGGGTGCACTCACTTTCATTTTAGTTTTAGTTTTATTGGGTGCCGTTGCATATCTTCTTTATAGGGATACACGGGAATCGGACCCACAAAAAAATGCGACGGTGATTACTCAGGAGGATGGAACGAAAGTGTTTTCCGGTATAGAACCCGTTGATTGTTCAGGTGACATATGGGTAAAGAAGACTGAGTGTTCCCGTGACGGATTCCTTCTGGATGGTACTCCGGGTAATTGCGGAGAAGGTGAAGAAGAATGGGTTCTCGACCCAGAAGCTGCGGGATACGTAGCTGCGATCGGTATGGAAGGTAAGTGTCCAACAGAAATGCGTGCATGTGAAGTCGAGTGTGATGTTCCATGCCAAGGTGACACTTGGTTTGGTGGGGAATGTAAGAGGGATGGTATCGTTCTCGACGGAACCGCTGAGCGTTGTGGACAGGGAATGTTAGAAAAGACTCTCGACGAAAATGCTTCCGATTTCGTTCCCGCGAGGGGTAATGGGTCGTGTACCAAAAACTATGGCTCGGCATGCTTTGTTGAATGCCCCCCAGAAATACCACCACCACCCGTGTGTGTGTATCAGACGACATGGCAAACGAGTGCCAACGGCTGTGTCAAGAGCAAAGAGGATAAAGCCGATCCAGTTGGATACGATGAGACGGGATGGCAAGAACTTTTTAAATTGGCTCTCGAAGCTGAAAACTGTACGGGTGAAAAGCGTCTCGTAGAATGGGAAACGTGTAAGGGTCCACCCGCACCAGTCAATTGTGAAGGAACTTGGGGTACAGGTGATGGATGGGGTCTTTGTGAAGGCGAGTGTGGTAGACAACCTTCACAATCGAGAACGTTTACAAGAACAAAAGAGGCTGCACACGGTGGGACGTGTACTTTACCGGCTCATGATACGACCGAAACTCGAAATTGTGGAAGTATCGAAGCGTGCCCGGTGAACTGTTCTGGATACTGGCAAGATCCAGTGTGTCCTTCCCACTGTGGATACAGTGGAGGACAGATTAATAATAATTGGATCACGACGATTTGGCCCGCTGGTACTGGAACGGTGTGTCCAGCGCCATCCACGAAGGATTGTCCCGCTCAGGATCCCTGTCCCATAAATTGTCAGGGATACCACGAGGACCCCGCATGTCCAACCGCATGCGGCACAGCCGCGAATACCCTAACTAAAAAGTGGATCACGACAGTGACGCCCAACTCTACCGGTGCAGCGTGCCCAGCTAACAGTTCTAAAAGTTGCCCCGCGACGAGTGCCTGCCCTGTCAACTGTGTAGGTGGATGGAGTGAACCTGTTGGACGAATGACGAAGATTGGAGGTGGGTTTATATCGGGAACATGTCAATGGTATCAAACATATAACGTGACACGGGCAGCAGCACACGGTGGAACTGCGTGTTCCGAACAAGATGGTGCTGAATGGGTACTCGGTCAGTTCTCGATGCGAGCCTTGAGATCGTGTCCCTCCATTCCATCGAATGTGTCCCGAAATCGTAAATGAAACTGATCGACAATGCCCCCCCCCCAACTGCAAAACCTGATTGACGTTGTTATATTATTTTCTCAACATCTATTAAACAATGACTCCAGTACTCGTTTCTGTAGACAAGGCGGGTGATCTCAAGATCGGTTCGAAAAAGTGC